TAGCAGCGCATTGCCCAGCGTCGGCGGGAAGGGCTTCCCGTCCGGGCCGGTCACGGTCCAGTCGATCAAGCAGCCTTCCGCGAACGCCTCGCGCATCATGGCCGCGTCGATCGCGGCGAGCTTGTCCGGCATGGCCGTGCCGGGGTTCTCCCGCTGCCACGCCATGAGCTCCGCGGCCTCCGGGCGCGCGGAGCAGCGAACGACGGCGCGTTGGTAGTCCGCATTCCATGCGCAGCGGCGCCGCACCGTGAAAGCCCATTCCGGATAGCCGGGAACCGACACCGAAATGCCGCCGGTTTCCAGCCGCTCCGAATATTCACGCCGCTGCCATGGGTTCATGATTAAATGTTCCTCGTTATGCGGATCAACCCGCCGGCGATAGTTGACGACTGAATAGCGCGGAAATTGAGGTTCAGCAACAAATCGCCGTCTTTCGATTCGGCTTGGGGCTTCGGTTCCTCGAGCAAAATCGACGGCATTTCGAAACGCGTGATCTTGCCGGCCGTCGTGCCGACCTGAAATGAAAGCGACGTAGCGGTTGCGTCCTGAAATGCCGTCAGTACGTCATATTCCGTATCGGCGAGATACAGCCCCACGGTGCCGGTCACTTCCAGATCGCCCGGCGCAAGCTCGATCGCGTCCAGGCTGCCCAGCGCCGGGCGGGCGCGAAGGTTGTTATTAACCTGCATCGTGATCGTGTGGACCGCATCCAGAGCGAGCCCCGCCATTGTGATTGTGCCGACCTTGTCGCCCGCGAAGATCGGTTCAGCGTTACCGGCCGTGTACGTCGCGCCCGCGATCAACGCGTTGTTGAATTCCGAAAGCCGCGACATGTAGCCGACTTGGGCCGTCACGATCTCTTGCGCTCGCGCATTGAGGCTGAACGTATTGACTTGGGCGCCGCGGAGCCGCTTGAAAACGTCGGTTGCGCCGGTCTCGAAACGCGTTTCCAGCGTGAAGGGCTTCGGCGTGTTCGCGTTAACGAGAACATCGGTGGACCAGGCGCCGCGCAACGCGGCTTCCAGCATGTCTTCAAGGCTGCCGTCCGTAAATTCGCAATCGAACGCGCCGGCGCCCATGCGCGCGGCGAGCGCGTAGTTCTTCGGTCCGCGAAGCGCGTTGAGCTCGCCCGAGAACACGAGCTTGCGCTGCACTTCCAGGCTTTCGCCCGTGGCTCGGAAGATCTGAAAGGCCGGCGTGGCGGGCGTCGTGCCGTCCGTCACTTCCGGAATGTAGGAAACTTGCGTAGTTGCTGCGATAGCGCGGGGCATAGGCGTTACTCCGTTCGATTGGCGTAGAATTGCAGGATCACGGGGACCGCCCAAAAGCGGCCTACGTCATTGTCCGACGCTTGCCCGGCCCCGATCGTGCGGCGCGTGAAAACCACGTCTGGCACGTCGGGCACCTTGAAGGCCGCGCGGATCTGTTCCGCGTACCCCTCCGCAGTGCCGGCGAGCGAGCCGCGCGGCACGTACACGTAAATTCGAAACTCCCCATAGTCGCGGTGCAACCGCTGGCCATTCGGCCCGAGGCTTGCCGGTTCTTCGTCGCGCACTTCGATTTCGGAATATACGAAGCCGTTCGGCGCGGCCTCGAGCGTTGGCGTCCGATCGTCGTTTGGCCAATACAGGGGCAGCGCCGTGAATTCGGCGATCAGCCGGGCCCGCAACGCCGCCGCGTATGTTGTGAAATCAGCCAAGGCGGCGCACTCTCAGAAGCGGGTTGCGAAAGCGGCGAAGAAAGTCCCGCACGGTCGGATCAAACACGCCGTCCGGCGTCTGCCATGAGTGCCGGCCGATTTCGATCCTGCGAATGTACGGGACGGAATTCGAGATATAGATTCGATCCCCAAGCCGGAACACGCGCAACCGCGCCGCGATCCGCGCAATCGGCTGATTGCGGATCGTGCGGGGCGGTAGTTGCCGCGCTCCGCGCCCGGCGGGGTATTTATAATCCGGGTCCGCGGGCTCTGCCGAGTAATCAACGGCGTTGATCCCCATGCGCATCGAACCCGCAAGCCGGCCCGACGCGACGGGCGATCCGAACCGGCCGCCGCCTTGCGTCTTCGCTTCGGTCTGCAAGTCCGAATAAAGCTGCAATGCCATGCTGCGGATGGCTTCCGTGCCCTCCGCAACGACGCGGCGCGCGGCTTCGCGGGCTTGGCGATCGAACTGCGACAGGTTCATTGGCGCACCGTCAGCTTATAGACCGCGACGGCCGATCCGATGCGCGGGGCATAGACGTTCGTTATCTGCCGCCACTCCGCGCCGGCGTCCGCGACGTGCGACCCGAGCGCGATCCTGTCGCCCTTCACGGGCACAAAGCCGCACGGCGGGGCGGTCACGGTAATTAGCGCATCGCCTTCCACGATCGCGCCCTTGATTTCGTCGGGTCTGTAGAACCGCTCGCGCGCCACGACCTCGAGGAACGTCACGGTCGCCGTGCCTTTGGTCCAGGCGTTCGCGCCGGCCGCCACGGTCTCGCGGCGGATCGTGAAGCGCGCCCCGTTGCGGGCGGTCATGCGGGCGACGGTGGCTTGCAGGCTCATGCGAATACCCTGAATGCAACGGCTGCCGCGGCAGCTACGAACGCGAGCACATAAAGCCCGATCCAGAATTGCGCGCTCATGTCGAATACCTCAGAACGTAGGGCGCCAGAAGATTCGCGACCGCCGACGGGACGCGCACGCCGTTCATGCCCTCGAAAAGTACGGAACCGGGCGGCGCGTAGGTAATCGAGCCCACGTCCGGGACTTGCTCTTGCTGGACGCCCTCCGCGCGCTGGGCATTCTCGAGCGCGGCCTTCAACAGCGCGTTTGCGGCTTGCTCGATCGCGGGCGGGATCGGATCGTATCCAGCTTCATAGACTGCGACATAGTCCGCGCCGACTTCGAAGCCGCTGCCATCGATCCGACGAAGCATCGCGGTATCTTTGGCAAGCCGGAAATCCCCAACAACTAGCGCCGCGCCGTCGTAGCTCAGCGACGTAAGCGACGCGGCGGGCGCGTGGCGCAAGATCAGCGACCGCGAGACAACGTCCAGCGTGATCCGCTCCGTTACCGTCCGCCGCTTGATGACCGTGCCGCAGTAGGCTTCGATTTGCACCGATACCGCCTCAATCATGGCGGTTAGAAACGCGTCGCCGTCATGCCCCGCGCCGCCGATATAAGTCCGCGCGCTGGCTAAAGTTGTAAAGGCCAGTGAAGCGGAAGCTATTTCAACGTCGCGGAGCATGGGGCACCTTCAACAGCGGGAAGCGATTACGCGGCGGGCGTGGCCTTGCTCTTGGTGACAACGACCAATTCGGCCGTATCGAGCGCGATCATGCGGTGCGCGACCTCGGGCAACACGCCGCGGATCTCGCCGACGCGGAGGCCCAAACCCGCCTCGCCGGCGCGGTTCTCGGGGCCGTCGGGGCTGCCCGGGTTGACCTTCACGCCCTTGAACTTGACAGGCACAAGCCCCGTCTCGTTAGCGTGTTTCTGGACTTCGGCAAGCGTAGGGGTAGACATGGTGTTTCCTTATTTCAAGTTTGTTTCACTGATCATTCTCGGGGAACGGGCGGGGTTAAATCCCCGCCCGCCGGGACGCTATTAGGCGCCCCACTTGAGTGCGGTCAGAATGGCCGCGGCCTTGTCGTGGCGCATGTCGAAATCATGCGACGCCATGGCGCGAATCACGGTTTCGTCGAGCGAGAACGCGGATACGAGAGTACCGCCCGCGTTCTTGTAGCTCGCCTCTTGGCTGGCCTTCAGCGTCAGTGACCGGGTGTTACCCATAAGCACGTGGCCGAAGTCCACGAGGTAGAGCTCGGATTCGTTCGTGCCGACGCCAAGCGCAACCGGGATAAGGTCCGACACGATCACCGGGACGTTGTCGTACCAGACCGGCGCCTCGAGATGCAGACCGGGGAACACATAGCCCGAGATGCCGTCACGCATGAACTGCAAGTAACGGAACGTGCGCGAAGCCATGAGCCAGCGCCGGCGCCGCTTGGGCACAAGCGAGGCGTCCAACTTCGTCATCATGGGCTTCACGTCCGCGTCGATCTGAGCGACCGTCGGGGCCGTGAGGTTAGTCGCGGCAACCTTGTGCGCCGCGGCCGTGAGTGTCAGCAGGCCGGCGGGGTTCTGGCCGGTGCCGTCGCCGCGGAGACCAGCAGAATCGATACCCTGCATGATGCCGTTGGCCAGATCGTCGCCGAAGATCGCCGGGAGTGCGAGGGGGCTGATCTCGATCGCGTAGTTGCCCAGCGCCGTGATCGCGCCGATATGCTTGGCGCGCATGTTGATCTTGCGCGTCGTGGCTTGCGTGTAGCCGAGATCCGCATTCTCAGCGTGGTACGTGCCCGCCGCGCCGGCGTTACCGCCGGACATGTCGAGCGAGCCGAGCGGCATCGGGATCACGTTGGGGCCGCCGCGCATGAACGCCGATTCTGCCCGAAGGAATTCGAGGAATTCCGATGACAGCGGCGTCATGATCATGTTGTCACCGCCCTGCCCGGAAAGGCTGTTCAGGCCGCGAAGCACCGTCGGGCTGACGCTATTTCCGAGTGCGGCGATAGCCTCACGCTGAATGCGATCGGCCTCCGCGAGGCTCTTGTCCACGAGGATTTGGCAGCCCGACCGCTGCAAGTGCTCGAGCGGCGTGAAGCGCGGCACGGCCTTGTTCTTCGCGACGGACCAGGCGTAGGCGCCAAGCTCTTTCTTCCAGGCGTCCGGATCCTTCGGGTTGGCGAAGACGCGGGCCGCCTCCGCTTCCGGACTGTGATCCGGCGCGTCGATCGCAGCGGCGGGACGTGCCACGCGCTCAATCACGCCCGTTGCGTCGCGCTGGACCGGCGCGGCGGGGATCTGGACCGCGGCGGCCTTGGCAGCGCGCTCCGCGACCTGTTGCAGCGGGACGATATCGGCGAGGGCCTTGTCAGCCTTCGCGGTCAGATCGTCGAATTCCTTCTGTTCCTCCGCGGTCAGAGCGCGGCCACCGTCCTTCGCGGCGATGTCGAGAAGCTCGCCTTGGCGCGCGGCGGCTTTCTCCGCGATCTCGCGGAGTTCCTTAATACGTACATGCATGGGGTGTGCCCTTTCAAGCTAGCTGCGATCGCAGCTTTCGGTGCGCGACTTGATTTCGCAAAGTCGCGACGTTGTGGGTTGATTGATGAGGGGCGGGGGTATTGCTGGCCAGCAATTTCGAGACCAGATCCGCATAAGATCCGGTATTTTTGGCGCCGACGGCATCGGCGAGCGGGGCAATATCGACGCCGCGGGCGACGGCGCGAGCGAGCGCGCCGGGGTGCATCGGGATATTGCAAATTGAGTATTCCAGAAGCTCTTGCTCGAGCCAGTCAATCCCGCCGTCTTTCTCGCGGTATGCCCAGCGGAGCGGCTTGAAACCGACGGAACCGGCGTTGATAAATCCGCCGTCCACAAGGCGGAAAATCGTATCCGCGAAGGGGTGCTGTTCCTTCGTGGCGAAAGTCACGTCACCCACGAGCCAATCGCCCTCGAGCCCGAGCCGAGCCATGCGGCCGATAGACGGCAAGTCGTGGTCGTGGCCCCATAGAATGATCGGGTTCGCCAGATAGTTTTCGAGCTTCCAGCCGGAAAGCGAGACCGTGTCGCCAGCGCGATCTTGCACGGCGTTCGAAAGGCGGAACGGAATGGTTCGCGCAACGGCATCCGTTTTCGGTTCGGCACGCCGCGACGTGATATAAATCAGATCACCCATGGGCGGGCCTCATACGGTTCAGCATGGCAAGCGCCACGGCCTTCTGGCCTGCAAAGATCTTGCGCGCTTCGGCTTCGATCGCGCCGGCAATGCGGGCGTGCATGCCGCCCCACGCCGCTTCGAAAGCGGTATCGGTGAGATTGGCCGCGCGTTGGAGCTCGCCCGTCAGCACGGGCCGCATGGCGCACCGGCAGTGAATATCCTCGGAAGTCACGCCGAAGTCGCCCGGATGGTCCGCCTCCGCGCCCGACGGGCTACGGAATTTCTCAGAAAGCCGCTTGATCTGGCCGTGAAGCGCTTGATGCGTCGTGCGCACGGCTTGATCGCCGCTCGCAAGCCATTTCTTCGCGTCGAAGCCCGCTTGGCGGGCCGCTTCATGCGAGCCGAAGCCCGTCACCGCGGTTGCTTCGGTCTGGCCGATGATCGGGGCCCGCGTGCTCGCGGCATCCTCGAAAATCTGTTCAATCCGGTCTGACAAGGCGGCTAGACTTTCGTTAGCCGCGGCACCTTCAACAAGCGAGGCTCTTAGCGCTTTCCGTGTCGTGTCGTCAATACCTGAAATGAGGCGGCTTCCGCGGCCGTCGAGCCAATTGGCAACGGCCGACGTGACCTGAAAGCGTACTTCGGTCTCGAGAACGCCGAGCAGGTCTTCGCCGTAAGTTTCGAGCAACTTGAGAAAAATCGCGTCCATGATCCGCGTCGCTTCGGCAACAACGGACGGGTCCGCATGCGCGTCGGATACCCTGATTATTTCCTCGGGGGAAAGAGTTTTTCGCTCCGCGGAGGGGGAATTTCCCCGCGGAGCTACGTCATTTCCCCTAGTGGCCTTGCCGGTTTTCGCGTCGTCGCCCGGCTTCGGCTTGGGTTTCTTGCCGCCGGGCCCGCCCTCGCCGTCCGGATCGTCGCCGCCGTCATCGTTCGCGGCGAGCGGATCGGGGCGGGGCTTGTCGAATTCCTCGCCGGGCCAAGGCTTGTCGCCCGTCAGCTTGCGGAAATCGTTGTCCGCATAGGCGCCCGGCCGCGCCGTCATGACGGACAGCTTAAATACAAGATCCTCTTGGATTGGCGTTTCGTAGCGGAGCTCGAGCCCGTCCAGGCCGAACGCTTCCGTGGCCCACGGCCCGAGCACGTCCAGAAGATCGGCAAGGCGTGGATCGATCACATGCTTGCCTAGCAAGTGATCCGCCGCGTCGATCGTGGCGCGGTTGCTGTTCTCAAGTCTGCCAAGGATCTCGGGCGGCACGCCGTAGAATTCGGCAATTGTCGCCTTGCCCTCTTGGCTGATCTCCGCAATCGAGTTGTCGCGAAGCGAGCGCGTCAATTCCTTCACGTCGATAGGCTGCGACGAGAAGAACGGCCGAAAAGCATTGGCCACGCCCCGATAGCGATTGTTCCAATGTTCCTCGAGCCGGGGCCGGTCGCGGTCGCTGATTGGTGCATCCTTGCTGCCCGACACGATCAGATCAGGGCGGGCCGAATTCTTGAAGAACGCGGCGAGGTACTTCGCCGCGTTCTGATCAGTGTCGAGTTGGACGCGGGCCGCGTGCGCGTTGCTCGAGCCGCGGCCGTAGGGGTCCAGCGGATCGGGATCGCGGAAATGGATGATCTGATTGGCGGGAATGCGGTACAGCGTTCCGACCTTGGGTTGCACTTCGAACACTTCGCCCGGATCGTCCGAAGCGGGAATGTTCGTCACCCAATGCGGCGGGATCGGCGCGAATTCGACCGGCACGCCCGACCGATCCAGCCCGATTGCCCAAAACGCTTCGCCGGCGAGATCCTTGTGCGTCACCGTGACTTGCACGCCAAGGCGCCCGGGAAGCCGCTTCGTGCCTTTCTTGAGAAAGTCCAGAAGCGGATGCTTATCAACCCGCGTTCCGTCGGGCTTCTCCAAGTACCATTTTTGTGCAGCCTCGCGCTTGCCGATCTTGCCGACGATCGCGCGCACCCAAAGATGCTCATTGTAGAGTTTCAGCAGGTCCGCGGCGCGCGGAGGCGGCGCGGTGTAGTCGTCATTCGCCGTGACGATCTCGAGGAACCGCGAGCCCTTGCCCGCTTTCCTTTCGGGCTTGTGGCCTGCAAGCCGCCGAACAAGGTTAGAAAAACTCATGAGTTGCGGTTCCTAGCGCGAGTTCGCCGACGCCATAGACAAGGGCGTCAAGTCTATCAGGGGAATTTTCGCCCGTAAAACCAAGGAAGTTGCACATTTGTTTCTCAAGTGCCGGAAAATGTCCGACGTGCGAAACAATTCCTTTTTCATACAGCGCGGCGATCGGCTCCGCGCGGAGGTATTTACCCCGCTTGGCGTGAATGCCCTTGAAGGCGAACGCCGCGCGATTACCCGCCTCCGCGGCTAGATTGCCTTCGATCAGATCGCCGCCCTGATTGATTTCGCCGACGATGCAATCCGCCTGGTACCGCTCATAGGCCGATAGCGCCATGCGCGCCCAATCCCGCGGCTTGTAGATGCCCGAAAAGTCGTCCAGCACGTAAATCCGGCCGTCAGCGGCAAGGCCGCACACGATAATTCCTGTCTCGTCGCTTTTCCGGCCCTCGAGCACTTCGGCCGTCACGGCGGGATCTATCGCAACAACGATCCGCACGAATTGCGGTTGCTCACCGTCGCGTATGCGGTGAAGCTCGATTGTTGCGGGGCTGAATAGCGCGCCTTCCGCGTGCTCGAGGATTTCGGCGTAAAGCTCTTGCTGCCCGCGCCGCGTGCCTTCAAATACTTTCTTGAACGTGGCCAGCGCCGACGGGGCAAGATTGGCCGCATTTTCGAAAGTGTTTCCCTTCGTTACCGCCGTGCCTGAATCCTTGATCAGTGCCCGTAAGAAATCGATGGGCCGCGGCGTGGACGTGGCGATAATTCGAGGAC